GACATTTACAAGATTGAGGATCGGGAGATGGCGCTAAATGATTTGCGCATCATGGAACAAAAGGCGCTAGAAATGATTCATTCAAACAAAACATAAGCGCCGAAAGGCGCTTTTTTAATATCTGGAGGTTTTAAAATGGCTGAGAAATACGCTGGCCTAACGCTAGGCGTTGACGTGTCGCAGGTCAACAATGCTGTTAAATCATTGCAGCAATTCAAGAAGGCAAACGACGACGCAAAAAAAAGCGTTAATGAATTTGTTGATTCTGAGGTTGTGGCGCGACAGCAAGCAAAACAGTTTGCCGAAGAACTGGCGCGCCAGAAAGCAGAATTTAAGAAAATCCAGGAGTCAATTGATCCCACCGCGTCAAAGATGGATAAGCTGCGAAAGGCAGCGACACAGCTTGATGCGCTATGGAAAAAGGGCATTGTTCCTGATGAGACTTTTTTTGAGCTTGGGGCAATTCTTGAGACACAGCAAAACAAGCTGATCGCAACCAAAAAAGCGATGACAGAGGAAGGCCGCGCGGCGCTTGAGGAATCAAAGAACAAAGCGCGTGCAGCGGAAGAGGCTAAAAAATTCATCCAGGCTTTGCGTGAGCAGGAAGAAGCAGCCGGAAAAAGCAAGTCTGAATTGCTGGAAATGAAAGCGGCACAGCTTGGAGTTAGCCAGGAGGCAGCACCTTACATCGCAAGACTGAAAGAGCAGGAAAAGCAGATCCAAAAACTTGGGATTTCTACAGGCCAATACAATCAAGCAATGAAGCTATTGCCAATGCAGATCACAGACGTGGTGACTTCACTTGCTTCTGGTATGCCTGTTTGGCTGGTTGCAATCCAGCAGGGCGGACAGATTAAGGATTCTTTTGGTGGCGCATCCAATGCTTTAAAAGCGTTGCTATCTTTCCTTAATCCGGTAAACGTTGCGTTTGGCTTGCTTTCCGGCACGCTGGCAATTGCTGCATATAATGCCTACAAAACACAGACAGAGTTTGAGGCAATTAAAAAAACCGTTCAGGAAACAACTGGCTTGACTGGTGATTTTGCCGAAAAGATTGCTACAGGAATCCAGGAGCTTTCCGACAAGACAGGCGAAAGCGCAGAAGATCTGGCAAAGGCTTACATCACCACGAAAGACGGCGCGAGCGAGGCGATTAAAAAACTGGTTGACGTTGGCATGACTTATGATGACGCAAAAAAGAAAGTCAACGAGTACAAAGGCGCATCTAGCTTTGTTGGCCTGAATAACGACATTGCAAACCACAAAAATAAAATCCTTGAGTTGGGCGAGTCGTGGTATGAAGTTTTGAAAGCGAAGCGTGATTACGCTTCCCCGTCCGGCGGCCTGTTAGGTAAAGAGCTTGGCTATGTTAATCCTATGCTTAAGTTTGCACTTAACACTTATGAAGACATTGGAAAGGTCGTAAAAGATGCGAATAAGGACATGGCGGAACGAGCGGAGCGAATCGACAAAGAAAACCTGGCATTAAACAGAGTGAGAGCGGCGCAGGAGGCTTTAAACAAAGCCATTGAGGATCAGAAGGGCGTGGCGCGTTCGGCTGATGAAGAACTGAAAAAGCGCGCGGCTGAAAACGTGGAGTTCAGACGCAAAGAGCTTGAGGAGATCAAGAAGCAGGAGCAGAAAAAGAAAGAGGCTAAAGGGGGAATAGTTCGCGGCCCTACTGAGCAGCTTGATAAGGAGTTGTACGTTTTAAAAGCGCAACTGGAAACGCTTAAAGAGCATCGCACTGTTAATGATGTTATTTCTCGCCAGCGTAAATCTTTATGGAGCATCGAAAAGCAGATCGAGATCCTGGAGGGTGCGCAGAGCAAGCGTAAATTGACCGGAGCGGAACAGGCGCTACTAAACGAGCAAAAAGCCGTTCTTGAAATGGCAAGGCAAAAAGCGGAGCTAGGGGATCAGATTGTTTTGCAGGAGCGCAAAAACAAGCTGGAGCAAGATAGTATTAAGTTTATCCGTGAAACGGAGGCGGCTATTGATGCTCTTGGCCTTAAGCAACTTGGCTACACTGAAAAGCAGATCGAGCGTGAGCTAGAGTTACGCAAGCTGCGCACCGACTACGAGGCGCAAGGAGGAAGCGTTAGCGATGAAGTTTTTCAGCAAATGGAGGCGAAACTTAAGCAGTATTATCAGACACAGGATGAGGTTCAAGGCAACTGGTTGGCAGGAGCAAAAAACGCATGGGAGATGTTCGCGGAAGATGCAAACAATGCCTATGGCAATGTTCAGCAGATCGCAAGCGAGGCGTTAAACGGCCTTACAAACCAATTAGCTAATTTTATCGCTACTGGCAAGGCAAACTTTAAAGACTTCTCGACGGCTATCATCAAAATGATTATCCAGATGATCACGAAAATGGTTGTCTTTAATGCGTTATCTGGCCTGATGGGTGGTCAAACCTGGACGATGGGGAGCTTGCTTAAGAATATTGGCGGATTTGCTGGCGGTGGATACACTGGCGACGGCGGGAAGTATGAGCCAGCCGGAATTGTTCATAAGGGCGAATTTGTCATGACGAAGGAGGCAACGCAGCGTATCGGGGTAGGCAACTTGTACCGCATGATGCGAGGCTATGCTAACGGCGGCGTTGTTGGTGGTTCCGGCTATACTGGCGGTGGCGCTGTCACTGGTGGAGCACCTCAATTTAACATTGGTGGGATTGATGTTAGCATCAATAACGGCAGCGATCCGAAGGGAATCGAAACTGGCGTTAAGATGATCTTTACTGATATGATTAAACGTTCCTGTATGCAGGGCGGGGAGGTTTACGAATTTGTTATGAGCAAGCGAGGTTGATAATGAAGCTGGATCAGTTTAAGTGGTGTACGCAGGTTCAGAACGGCGGCGGGGCGATGACGTCATCGAATAACGATCGAGAGATTGCATTCGGTAACGGATACACACAGGTAGCATCTGGAGGTTTTAACACAATCCGGCGAGAGTTTAGCATTGTTTACGCTGGACTTGATTACAGAGATGTTGTCAAGTTCCTGAATGAGCACAGGCTAAAACCTTTCTTGTGGATCATGCCAGATGGAAGCCCTGGATTGTTTAGGGTGAAAAGCGGTAGCGTCGGGCTTACTCCGTTGTCGCCAACCGTTCAGGAAGTAAAAGCCACTTTTACGGAACAATTTACATCAATGCAGTAATTTAAAGCCGCCTTTGTGCGGCTTTTTTCTTGATGTTACAATGAGCAAAAAGGAGGTAGAAAATGGCTAATAAAGAATCAGGTAGAGTTGAATTTGAGAACTGCCTACAAAGTTTGTACCCAGGCGAAATTATAACGCTTGTAGAGATTGACGGGACGAAGTTCGGGGCAAATATTTACCGATTTCACAATGAGAACATCTCTTATACTGCCGAAGAATTAATGCAAGCGCAGCAAACCGGAATCTTGCCGCCGAAAGATATTATTTTCCAGGGTGAGGTTTACGGGGCGCGGCCTTTCGGTGTGAGCGGGATTAACTTCACAAGTAACGGCAGGGCAGATAAGCCTCAGCTTATGGTGTCAAACCTTGACAGCAGGGTTAGCGCAATGATCAGAAATTACAATGGCATGATGCAAGCAAAGGTGACTTTCTGGATCACGGCAAAGGAATTTATCGGAGAAGGCGGAGCAATCAAAGATGGCGCTTACAGAAAATTGGTTTATTACATTGAGCGCCCAAGCCAGTATAATAGAGAGGTGGCGAAATTTGATCTGACGTCGCCTTACGATATGGATGGACTGATGATCCCGCCGCGCATCACTCAAAGCGTTTGCTATTGGGCGCAAAGGGGGTGGTACAGGAGCGGAAAGGGTTGCTCTTATAACGGATCGGCAATGTTCGATAAAGACAATAAGCCAGTAACAGATCCATCACAAGACTATTGCGCAGGAACTGTAACGGCTTGCAAATTGAGATTCGGTCAGCAAAACGAGTTGGATTTCGGCGGTTGCGCGGTGGCGTCACTGCTACGGAGGAATCAATAATGATTAGTGCAAAAATTAAACTTGAAATAATGCAGCACGTTAAAGAGGAATGCCCTAAAGAGGCTTGCGGCGTCATAACTCAAAAGTCACGGGTACAGAAATATCACCGCATAACCAACGTGCATGACGATCCAGAAAATCATTTTGAAATGGACGCCGTAGAATACGCTGAATCGCTAGACAAAGGCGAATTAATCGCGGTGGTACATTCCCATTGCGGGGATGGTGCTAGTACGATACCGAGCGCGCACGACTCATGTATGTGCGATGAAATGGGTGTATCGTGGATTATAGTTTCATGGCCCGAAGGTGATATGAGAATTGTCGAGCCGCAGGAGAGGCCGCTTATCGGTCGCCCGTGGTCGCTGGGGTCGTTCGATTGCTGGGGTCTTATCATGGCATGGCATAAACAGCACGGAGTAGTATTGAATGACTTCCGAAAGCCTTACGAGTGGTGGAAGTCAGAATATGGTGAAAATCTTTACCAGGATAATTATTTGAAAGAGGGATTTGTTGAAACTAACGAGCCTCCAAAACCTGGTGATATGGTGATTATGCAACTATCATCGCCAGTCTGGAATCATGCGGGGATTTATTTGGGTAACAACCAGCTATTACATCATGCGTTTGGAAAGCTATCTCGCATCGACTTGTATTCTGGATGGTATCAGGAGCACACTGTAAAAATTTGCCGACATAAGGATCTGAAATATGACATTGAAAGTAATTAAGCTATCTGGTTCCCTGGGGCGTAGATTTGGCGTCTTTCACAAAATGGCGGTTGACTCATACCCCGAAGCAATACGCGCGTTATCTTCCCAGGTTGAAGGGTTCAAAGACTACATGCAAAGCGAAGTAGGATCGCGCATGAAGTATGCTATATTCGTTGATGGAAAAAACGTTGGTCAGCATGATGAAAAATCATGGAAGTGCGCGCGAGAGGTTCGAATAGTTCCTGTTCCAACTGGTTCTAAGTCCGGCGGCCTGTTCAATGTTGTTTTTGGTGCTGTAATTATGGCTACTGCGTTCATTACTGGCGGTGGAAGCCTGGCGCTTATGGGCGCTTTTGCATCTTCCGCATTTATGATGGGTGGTGCTATCGCGCTTGGCGGTGTCATGCAAATGATCTCACCGCAGCAGGGTGGAATGAAACTGCAAAGCCAGTCAGCAGAAAATAAGCCTTCTTACGCTTTCGGCGGCGCAGTAAATACCACGGCGGCAGGTTATCCGGTTCCTTTGCCATATGGATATAGGACAGTAGGCGGCGCGATATGGTCGGCTGGCAGCTACGCAGAAGATAAAGCATAAAAAAATACCCGCCTTGCGCGGGTTTTTTTGTGCATTTATAATGTGCAAACCAAGAAACAGCACAAAAGGTTAAAAGTCATGGCTAAATATATGATAAGCGGCAGTAAGGGCGGAAGCAAAAAGCCATACGTGCCAAAAGAGATGGAAGATAACCTGATCTCGATAAACAAGATTAAAGTTTTGCTGGCTGTATCTGATGGCGAGTGCGATCCAGATTTCACGTTGCGTGATCTTTATCTTGATGATGTTCCGGTTATTGCCAGCGATGGCACTGTTAACTATGAGGGGGTAACGGCTGAATATAGACCAGGCACACAGACGCAAGATTACATCCAGGGGTTTACTGACACATCAAGCGAGGTGACAGTTTCGCGAGATATTACAACAGACAATCCCTATATTATCTCTGTAACAAATAAAAATCTTTCTGCAATCAGAATCAAGATTCTGATGCCAACTGGCATAAAACAGGAGGATAACGGCGATCTTGTTGGTGTAAGGGTTCAATATGCCGTAGATATGGCTGTTGATGGCGGTTCTTATAACGAGGTTATGAGAGATGTAATTGACGGCAAGACAAGATCAGGATATGACCGAAGCAGAAGGATTGATCTTCCTAAGTTTGATGAGCGCGTTTTAATCAGGGTCAAGCGACTGACTCCAGACAGCACATCTTCAAAGGTGACTGATAAAATCAAACTGCAAAGTTACGCTGAGGTTGTGGATGCAAAATTCCGTTATCCTCTGACTGGCCTTGTATTCGTAGAATTTGACAGCGAATTGTTTCCTACGCAAATCCCTAACATTTCTATAAAAAAGAAATGGAAGATTATTAACGTGCCAAGCAACTACGATCCAATATCAAGAGAATATCACGGGTCATGGGATGGTACTTTTAAAAAAGCGTGGTCAAATAATCCTGCTTGGGTGCTTTATGATCTGGTAACGAATCAGCGTTATGGGCTTGACCAGCGAGAGCTAGGAATACAGATCGACAAGTGGAGCTTATATGAGGCAGGAGTTTACTGTGATCAGAAAGTTCCAGACGGTAAAGGCGGTACAGAGCCTCGCTACCTATGCGATGTTGTGATTCAGAATCAAGTTGAGGCTTATCAGCTAATCCGTGACATTTGCTCAATCTTTCGCGGAATGAGCTTTTGGAATGGTGAGAGCTTATCAATCGTGATTGATAAGCCGCGCGATCCATCATACGTGTTTACTAATGAAAACGTCATCAACGGTGATTTTCAGTACACAACCGCAAGCGAAAAAAGCATGTACACGCAGTGTAACGTGACGTTTGACGACGAACAAAACATGTATCAACAGGACGTAGAGGGGGTTTTTGATACTGAGGCGGCATTACGATTTGGATACAATCCAACAAGCATTACAGCGATCGGGTGTACACGCAGGAGCGAAGCGAATCGTCGCGGTCGGTGGGTTTTGAAAACAAACCTTAGAAGCACTACTGTAAACTTTGCTACTGGACTGGAGGGGATGATTCCATCAATAGGTGATGTGATTGCTATCGCTGATAATTTTCAGAGCAGCAACCTAACGTTAAACCTATCGGGCCGAGTGATGGAAGTTTCAGGATTGCAGGTTTTCGTTCCGTTTAAGGTTGATGCTCGTCCTGGTGACTTTATTATCATCAACAAGCCGGACGGCAAGCCAGTTAAGCGCACGATCTCAAAGGTTAGCGCAGACGGAAAAACCATTGAGTTAAATATTGGATTTGGTTTTGATGTTAAGCCTGATACTGTTTTTGCGATTGACCGTACTGACCTTGCGTTGCAGCAATACGTTGTGACAACTATCAGCAAGGGTGATGACGAAAACGAGTTTACCTATTCAATCACGGCTGTAGAGTACGATCCGAACAAATACGACGAGATTGATTATGGAGTAAACATTGATGACAGGCCAACTTCAATTGTTCAGCCTGACGTGATGGCAGCGCCTGAGAACGTGCAAATCTCATCTTATTCTCGCGTCGTGCAGGGTGTCAGCATTGAGACTATGGTTGTGTCGTGGGAAAAAGTGCCTTATGCGTCACTGTATGAAATGCAATGGCGAAAAGGTGATGGCAACTGGCTGAATACGCCGCAGACAGCTAACAAAGAGATAGAGGTAGAAGGAATTTATTCAGGGAACTATCAAGTAAGGGTTAGATCTGTTTCTGCAAGCGGTAACACCTCCCCGTGGTCAAAGATTGCAACCGCCACCCTGACAGGTAAAGTTGGCGAGCCAGGAGCGCCGATTAATCTTACAGCTTCTGATAATGAAGTTTTTGGGATTCGTGTCAAATGGGGTATGCCGGAAGGGTCAGGAGATACGGCTTACATCGAGCTTCACCAATCGCCAGATGGAACGGTGGAAAACTCAAGTTTGCTTACTCTGATCCCGTATCCTCAATATGAGTATTGGCATAGCACGTTACCAGCGGGGCAAGTTGTATGGTATAGAATCCGCAGCGTTGACAGAATAGGCAACGTTTCCGGCTGGACCGACTTTGTTCGTGGCATGGCGTCAGATGATGTTGACTCTGTTTTAGGCGACATTCTGGACAAGATTTTTGATACCGAAGCGGGTCAAGAAATCAAAGAGAACGCCATAGACAGTGCCAACAAAATCAAAGACCAGGCGCAATCAATCATCCAGAACGCATTGGCAAACGATGCTGATGTGAAGTGGACGCGAGTGCAAAACGGAAAGCGTAAGGCTGAATATGGTCATGCACTGGAGCTTATTGCTAACGAAACAGAGGCGCGAGTAACGCAGATCGAAGAATTGAGAGCTTCCATTGATGGAGAGATTGCTTCAAGCATTAAAGATATACAGGAGGTAATCGCAACAGAGTCAGAGACTCGTGCGAGTGAAATAAACAGGCTTGACTCAAAATTCACAACGGAAATTTCAAAAGCTAAAGATGATGCAATTAACGGTGCAGTTGATGCGGCTAAAGTATATACAGACTCAAGTATCAGTGGTGTTAATCAAACCATTGCCAATGAATCAGAAGCGCGCGCTCAGGCCGTTCAGCAGCTTGACGCTAAGTTCACGAAAGAGATAAACGACCTTGACGGAGTTATCAAAACAGAAGTCGAGGCTAACATCTCAGAAGTGAAACAGGCGATCGCCAATGAGACAGAGGCAAGGGTTCAGGCTGACCAGGCTTTAACAGCTAAATTCGGAGATGTTGAATCAGCACTAGCCGAAAAACTTGATTCGTGGGCTAACGTTAATTCGGTTGGCGCTAAGTACTCCATGAAATTGGGCCTTACTTACAATGGTCAGAAGTACAGCGCAGGAATGATCATGCAGTTGTCGCAATCTTCTCAAGGTTTGATCTCGCAAATCTTGTTTGATGCTAACAGGTTCGCGATCATGACTAGCTCTACTGGCGGGACGTTTACTTTGCCTTTCGTTGTTGAAAACAACCAGGTTTTCATTAACAGCCTGCTAGTGAAAAACGGTTCCATCACAAATGCCATGATTGGTAATTATATTCAGTCGAATAACTTTGTTGCTAATCAGCAGGGGTGGAGGCTGGATAAAAACGGCAGATTTGAGAACTATGGTTCTACATCTGGAGAAGGGGCCATGAAGTTGACCAACGAAACGATAAGTGTACGGGACGCAAACGGGCGCTTGCGTGTTCAGATTGGTAGGCTTACTGGTACGTGGTAAAATCAAAGCGGGGCGCTTGCCCCGCATTTATGGAGGTTTAATAATGGCTGAATATGGTATCTCAACTTGGGATGCAAACGGAAAATATAATAACTACGGCATTAAGCCGGTTTCCGTTGTTGGTGTTATCAGTCTTTCCGCTGGTCAGACAAGCGGATCGTGGAGTTTTAACATTCCAAGTGGTTTTAAGGTTGGGTATGTTGTTTCACTTGATGAAGGTGCTAGAGGAGTTGGAAGGGAAATAGTGGCATCTGGAAATACAATAAGAATTAGTCCTACATCGTCAGTTGGTCCAAATAGGTATTCTTCTTCAAAGTGCGAGTTAGTTGTTTTTCTTGAGAGGGCTTAAAATGGCTGAATATGGAGCAATGTTATCTTTATCAAATGGGAATCCATTTATCACACCAAAATCAACGCCATTTTGCTTATATGGCAAGTACACTTATTCATCTTCTGGCACTTCCGCCTATCATAGCGCAAGCGCAAATATACCATTAAATCAATCTTATCCATGTATGGCATTTATAAAAACAACAAACACACAGCAGCCAACCGCATTAATAGCTTACAGGAACGGTGGCAACATTTATGTAAACGGAGGCAATCCATACGGGCAATCATTTACAATGACTGTTTATATATTTGCTATCTTCCCTCAAACTCTACCCAAATATGGTATGGCAATATGGGATGAAAGCGGAAAGTTGGTTTTAACTAATGAAAGCAGGGTGCTAACAGACCTTGTAACAATTGGTACTCCTGGATCTTCGGGTGGAACTAATATAGATCAGACATTATCTGGTTCTTATGCTGTTTGCCCATCAAGGCTTGGTGCGGTTATAGGTATGGGTGCGTCTGACATATACACATCTTGCAGGTATAATGGTTCAAGTACAAGGATAAGTGCAGCAAGGACAACTCCAGGAACAGGATCTATAACAAACAACGGAAATTCAATAATTGCAATAAAGACTGATATTTACGACTAATTAAAAAAGGGGCTTTTGCCCCTTTGTTTTTATTTACAGGCTGCAATCAGCGTTTTTAAAGTTATCAATGCTTACCCACTGAAAATTAAATGGATAGCCAGCCTTAACAAGAGTGCGATCGCCAACTCGCTTTGCCCCAAAGATAGCAACTGAATACTGCATTCCGCTATTTTCATAAATAGCCGTGCATTCACGTTTAGGCATATTTGCGCAACCAGTCAGCGCAACGGCTGCGATTAAAACGGCAATTAACTTTTTCATCTTTTCATCTCCTTTGTTGTTGTTGGTTCAACTATACACGATTTTAAGGCGCGCGTTTAGCAAAAAGTGCTACTTGTTATTTTTTGTTTTCCGGTGTTATCGGATTTAAGACGGCGTAAATTTAGCGCAAATTTTAGCCAACATAAGAACAATAAATAATCAATAAAATAGATATATACATATAAAATCAATAGTTTATTTATTTATGTATGTATATTTGTTTTTTCTTGTTATCTGTGTTTCTTGTGGTTTTGGTTGTTTGTGGTGATTTTTCTTTCTGAGTATCTGTATGTGCCATCATTCATGTGTATGTATATAATCCGGCGTATCTGAGAGAACAAGGGAACAAGAAAAATAACACATATTAATCATTAACTTACGCGTCAAATTTGTTTTATTGCCATCTGAGAACGTTTAGAAAACAGAAAAAACAAAACAACTATTGACTAAATCAACCAAATGGCTACAATGCACACACAAAGCAACGAGGAGCATTAAAGATGAGTGATTTTAACGCCTACACTAGCGAAGAAATGAGCAACGAGCTTTATCATGATCCTAACGCGTGGACGGCTGAATACGTCAGCGGTTCCAGTCTGGCGGAGATTTACAGCACTTGCCCGGCGTACTGGAAGTACAAGCCTCGCCAGGAAACTAAGGCACTTGTTTTCGGTACGCAGTCGCATACCAATTTTGAAAGCAAGGAGTTATTCGAAAAAACATATCGCCGCGCACCGTCGCAGGATGATTTTAAAGATCTGATCACAAGTCAAACGGCGTTGGCCTCAAAGCTGAAATCTTTTGGCCTGAAAGGTACGACGGGTAAACAATACCCTGAATTGCTTGAGATGCTGTACAAGTGCGGTGAGGATCTCAATGTGTGGTGGCTTATCGAAATGATGGCAGAATGCCAGGCCGCAGCGGACGGAGTGCAGTTAATCGACGCGAAAGATTATGATGCCTGTGTAGCGATGCGGCGCGTACTTGAGGCAATACCTGAGCATAATGCTTGCATGAATAGCCCAACCGCGCAGCGTGAAATGTCAATATTCGGGATCATCAATGGCGTAAAAGTTAAAGTGCGCCTTGATCACGTTGACGTAAACAAGGATGTAAAGGCCACAATCATTAACGGTTACGACGAAAAAGGCCGACCGATTTATGAAGAAGTCATCTATCCAGAAGCTGTGATTATCACTGACTATAAAACAACGGTTAGCGCAAATCCGGTTGACTTCCAGCGCCTGGCTTACAATCACGGCTATTATCTCAAAATGGCTTTGCAGCATGATTTATTTAAAAAGGCGTATCCAGACGAGGAAAGGCCAGTAATTGTGAGATTGCTTGCTCAAGAGAAGAAAGAGCCTTACTTGCCGCTCGCATTCCGCATGAACATTGAGCAATTGAAGATCGGGCGTATCCAGTACATGAGCGTGATCAACAAGTTCAACGTTTGCCAACAGTTAGATGAATGGCCTTCGTATGCAAACGGACAACCAGAAATTGATCTTGATACTCCTGATTGGGTTCGTGCTCAATTCAGGCAGTATCTATGACAAACCAAACAAATAGCTAAACTTTTATAATGGTTGGTGATATAATTCGCCAACCAGATAACGGGAGAATGAAAAAATGAAATTATCCGATCAGTTTGATAAGGTTTTGCCAGCATTGCACAAAGCGCGCAGCCTGTTTGTAAAGGTTAAAAAGGATCGCCAAAACAGCCATCTTAAAAACCGTTACGCTACGCTTGATTCAGTCCTGGATGCCATTACCCCAGCATTGATGGATAATGAGCTTATGATCATGCAGGACGGCGAAAGAATTGATGTAAGCACATTGCGAGTTGAAACTACCGTCATGCACGTTTCGGGCCAATGGGTGAAATTCTATTTTGATATTCCGATCGTTAAAAACGACCCTCAAGGTGTAGGATCTGCTTTCACATACGGGCGTCGTTATTCTGCGGCTGCTGCCTTCGGATTAAGCCAGGCTGACGATGACGCACAAATCGCAGTCAAAACAGTAAACGACTGGAAGCGCGATATTGAAAAATGCGAAAGCGTAGGAGAGTTGCAAGAAGTCCTTAAAAACGCGTGGAAGTCAAGCGACGCGGCAAGCAAGCAAGTAATTCGCGATCACTATGAGAAGCGAAAGGCTGAAATTGAGATAGGCGGCGCGCGCGGATTTAATCCGGCAAAGCCTAAAGAAAACCTTGCAAGTGATGACGTTGACACTCCAAATAGCGAGAAAGTAAAATCACAAAGCATCACTGACTTTGAATAATAAACGGGGCGCTTGCGCCCCTTTTGTCATAGGAGAAAACAAAATGCACGTTATTACAGGTGAGATTCGAAAAGAGCCAAAAGTAAAGCAAATGCCTAACGGCAGCACGCTATATGTTGTTGAGCTTTCCGAGCGATACAAAGACCGAGAGGGAAATTGGCAGTATACAAACTATGTGTTTTTCTTTAACGCGAAAACAGACGGCCTGAACGGTTGGTATGCTGAGGCGTTCCAGATAGGCAAGGTTATTTCTGTTTCCTGCGATACCTTGCGAGTTGAAACGCGAGAATACAACGGAAAGATTTACAGCACCGTGCAGCCTGGCGGATTTGCAAACCTGCTATTTAGCCAGCGCGGAGAAAGCCAGCAACAATATCAGCAGCGAACTCAAGGAGGCTGGGGGCAACCACAACAGCAACAGCAACAAAACGCTCAACAGCAGCCGCAGCAAAGCAATCAGCCTCCGATTGACTTTGACGATGATATACCATTCTAATAACAAAAAGCCCCGCATATGCGGGGCGTTTTTTTTAGTTTAGCGTTGCTGGCTTATTAATAAGAGCCTCCACAACTGCCTTCAATTCGTCAATTGAATTTTTCAGATCAGCAATCTCTTTTCTCATCTCCTCGTTTTCAGTTTTCAGATTCTTGACGTGGTGAATAAGTGGAACAGTTAGACGCTCATACATCACACCTTCCGCCACCATGCCATTGCTTGAAGCAATCGCCGGATCTTCTCCCTCTTGCAGCGGTCGCCAGTGAACGTATTCCGGCGCAATTTCTCCAACTTCTTCCGCAATTAGCCCGTACCATCCCCAATCTTCACGGTCGTTTTCACAGGTTGACCGATACCACACCGGACGCATATTAAGCATCAGATCAGCATAATCATCGACCAACGTCTCAATGCTACGCTTGTAGCGAGATGAGGACGTCGAACGCAAAACCTGAGATACAGCAGGATTTGGATCAAGATACATGTTAGCGCCAGCGGTTGTTGTTCCTAGCCTCCACAGATAAAACGCCTCGTTACCAGTCAGAGGGTAAAAGTTACCTCCGTAATTACCACTTTCCAGAGCATTACTTAAATCACTTTGCGTCATGTAACTGCGCAACTTATCAGTAACAAATTTTTCAGATGAAAGTTTTGTCCAATCCCCTGGGTTTGTTGGATCGCCCATCCTGAAATACGCGCCATTATTGTAAAAAGACAACTGCGCCGACGAATCAATGTTATGACTAATCGAAAAACCAACAGCAGTACCAGAAGAAGGAGCGCCACTAGATCCGCTAACTGGTTTCATCGTCATATCAGAGCTAACTGCAAGCATATCCCAATCTGAGTTTTCGATTGTTGTGATGCCTTTTTGAGCAGTTATCCGTCCGTTGTTTACAAGATTCGCAATTCCAAGCGTTATAGTTCCACCGTCACCAAGCCCATCTCGCAAATATTTATTGCCGCCACCATCAACGAATTGATTGTTGCTATAAAAACCAGTCCTGCCCTTCGAGAAGTCAAGAAGGTTTGAGCATCCAAAATCACCGCCAACCCCATCATTAGCCGCAACAATACCCCATTTATAAATAGGAGAATCGCTTGCCGTTGATGGTCGCCAGTCCCCCGTAGGGATCGTGACAGTGCAGCCAACGGTTGTTGATAGTCTGATCGGGAACGCATCACCGCGAACATAGATCGCATTGTGCGGATATTGACCTTTATCAGTACCTCGAACACATGAGATCGCAACCTCCCCAGCATCATAACAGTGATAATGACCGAAAGCGCCTTGACCCATGTCTGACCATCCAGCATCACGAATCCATAAATGGATCATGTTGCAGTTAGGTTCTTGAGATCCACTTAAAGACCTTGTGCGCATTGAAACTTCGATAAACGCATCACCATTCCATCCTGGAGGCTGAGAAATAATCACAGGGTAGTATTTCCCTTTTTCAGCGCCAGCAGGAGCGTTGTAATCAGTCCATCTTGCCAATCCGGTATTAGGGATCAAGAGATTGTCTTTCGTGTTTTGCAGTTTGTCTCTTGGAACAAAAATGTTATTAGCTTTTAAATTTTCAATAACGATTCTGTCGTTGGCATACTCATAGCTTAAAACATACTCACCCTTAAATCCTTCCCCTCCTTTCTGGATTCTCCAGTTGCCACCATCGAAAACAAATTCGTAAAGCGGAGAGCCAGAAGGTCGATCAGTTTCAGTGAATCTAATCGTTGGATTAGCACTTGTTATAGAGAGTGGATTCGAGTATGTAGATCTCAACCCAAGCGTTAAAAAGTCTCTAACGTTATCTCTTCCAAGACCGATCAGATTTCTGTAAGCATCTGTGTTAGCTGGGGCAGTCCACTGAATCCATCGTTGCCATGATTTAGTAGCAGCATCATAAAAGCGAATATAGAAATTATTGCTATCATTATAAGGATAGTAAATTTGCGTACATCCACTTTGAGTATTCGCTGCATTCTTTAACACAACCAAAGAGCCAGCTGAATTAACAGGGTATCCCTTTTCTGGTGTTGCTGACGCATTAGTCGTTTGATAGTAAATGCCGCTATATTCGCCAGTCAAATCATTAAGGTTATTACCAGAAAGATCAGATCTGCTTTCATGGAAAACCTGTAGATTTGTTCTTGCTTGACCTGCGTTAATCCCTCCTGTTCCACCTTGTCCAACCCCTAAAGCCTTCCACTTGCCAGCAGCATTATCGTATACGCCCCAGTCTAAAGATTCTCCAGTACCACCATCCCAAAGAACAAACTTTTGCTTTCCTCCGGCGGCCCACAATGCAGTTTCGCTACTGCCTTGAACTAAGCGGCTAATCTCATCCTTGCGAGCGTGACGCGTCCACTGAGGGCCGATGCTTGCAGCCCAACGATAAGTATAAAGCGAACGGCTTCCCCAACCTTGAAATAATCCAACATAGCTAGGCGATCCATCATTGCATTGAATATAGCCAGATAGATAAGCCTCGCCAGAAGCAATAGAAGGCCAGCCAGGAACATTTTCACGGATTCGTATAAACCCCAAGTAAGCACTAGGATTGCCGGAAATATCAGGACAATCTCGCGGCTTATTAGCCAGACCGATACCGTCAGCAACGATTGTTTGAGCTTGGTCGAGATACCTTTTAGCTTCCTCCGCAGAGTTGGCCGCATCAACCTTAGCACCTTGCGCTGATTCATTCGCTTGATTTGCTTCGTTCTTAGCTTGCTGCGCTGACTGGTTAGCTGCGCTCGCTGCATCAGCATTCTGTTTTGCCGATTCGCTAGAAGCCTGCGCCTTGTCGCTGTAATCCTTTGCTTCATCAATATAATGAGCAACCTGATCCTTTACTCCCTGCGCCGCTTCATTTGCTTTTTCGGCAGCATCTTTTGCAGATTGAGCACCCTGGTTTGCTATCACAGCCTGATCTTTAGCTGTGTTGGCTTCGTTTTTTGCTGCCTCTGCTTGATCTCTATATCCCTTTGCTGCATCAGCATTTTGCTTTACATCATCTTTTGCAGCTTGGGCTTCTCTGCTTGCTTCCTCTGCGTCAGTCTTAGCTTGCTGTGCTGCCTGGTTAGCTGCATTAGCCTGATCTTTAGCTGTATTGGCCTGACTTGCAGATTGTGCCGAGTTTTGGGCCTGTAAAGTTGCTTCATTCTTTGATTGTTCGGCGCTTTGTGCTGAGTTCTTTGCGGTGTCGGAATACTCCTTGATTTGCTGCATGATCTCATTTACGCGATCCCAATCCTTAAAGGTTTTGAAAAACTCGATCGCTTCCTCAATTACAGCCTCTTTCCCCTGGTAATAACGCAACGTTTCCGCTACGTCTTGCGCCAGGCCGTCAACTGTTAAGGAATCGTGAAGAAGGATAATGTAATTCGTCCGAGGCACTTCAACGCCGCCAGTTGAAATAGCGCGAATGCTTGTATCGTTAATCACTTCTGTGATAACTGCGGCCTGTAATTGCTCGCTTAAGAAAAAAATTGTCGCACCTGGGCGAATCAAGGTTAATTGCTCACGCCATTTTGTGTCGTAACCAGTTACATAACCTTGCGCGTCCATAGACGCTTGGCCTTGCCTGTAAATTGCCATTTGTAAAATCCTCCTAAATAGCACTTTTTGCTAATGACAATGCAGATAATAGCATTTTCAAATGCAAAAAAAAACCCCGCTTATGCGGGGTAAATACTAGCGGAGTTTTATAGCAGTGATTCGGGCTTGTAGAGTTTTCTTTCTACGCCCTGTTTAAAATTATCGTTAACAGGCATCATTATGTCAAGACCTCTTTCCTCTGCCGCGATTATCACATCACGATCATCTTTCCGGCAGACTACGCGCATTCTTCTTTCTCCTTTATATCTATGCGCAACCATTTCAAGATTTGAAGGAGTAAAGCAAGCCCACACCTCTTGACCAGTTGATAAATGAACATGCTGGGAATCAACCCAATCAAGGCACAAATAGATCGTCTTATCTGTGCTACCTGTTTTAACAACAGATCCGCGCGTGTAATCGCGAGCTAAAAACCAATCCTTTCCATCCTCATCAATGAAAAGCACGTTACACATTTCATCATCCAGCCCGTCATCATGCACCAGGTGACAAGGTAGCGCATGAATGTATCGACCATCCTTGACGCCGCAATCATAATGACAATCTTCCGGCGGATATATCCCCTCATAAACGCTTAAAGGTGTGCGATCGAATTTTAATGTTTTTGCCATCACTTTTTCGCAGCATTCATGACTTGCCTGTTTCCCGAACGAGTAGCCAGAAGAACGTGAAGCGCGTTTGTTTGCTCTGATCCTGTAATCTTGTGGCACTTTGCCGAGGAAGCGGCCCAAAATGTTGATGGCCTCGCTGTAAGGTTCGCCAGTTAATTTCATTAACCAACCGATCCCCGTGTCGTTACCGCATACGTTGCAGATCGCGCCGCCGTCGCCCTCTTCATTTAGCTTATCAGTCCATCTAAAACGATCCTTACCGCCGCAGTGTGGGCAAGGCTGATGCTTTTTGTTGAAAACATCGCTATGCAGTCCGCAAATGCTTTGTAGTGCTTCACGCCATAAACCCTTCATATATGGCAAAACATCTTCTTTCTGATAGGTCATAAAGTTTTCAGTATTCATAGCAACCTCAATAAAAAAGCCCAGCAAATATTATCATTTCGCTGGGCCTTATCATTAGCTATTCGTGCTGTTATCACCTTTGTAGAATCGTCCGCCTGGTTCGTAGTCTGAGTTTTTGACTACGCGCAACATTTCGTATTTGTCGCAACGTGTAGTAAGCGGCTTACCGTTAGAATCAAACCGCAGATCTGGACGACAAAATGAGGCGCGGTATCCCTTGCACCCATTATATTTGTAGTCGTTATGCACCTTTTGAGCGCCAGCGGCTGAAATCATACCACGCTTTCGCCATTGGTTAACGACTTGCTGAGATACGCGCAGACGTCGAGCCATAGCAGGAACACCGCCGTAATACTCGATCAGAATATCCAAGCGAGCTTTTAGGCTGGCTTTTACCTCATCACGCAGGATAAGAAATCCGGTTCGGTGTTTTCGTGGCTTTTTGTCTTTACCTCGTCGTGTTCCGTTGTTACCGTTAATAGTGCGCTTGTCGATCTCACCAGTAGACACTGCAATTCGTGCATCTTTCATCTAGTCACCTCATAGCATTTTTTGTTAAAACAGTTTATTGTAATGAGTCTATTATATACTCCAAATGGCATTTTTTAAAGGTTTAAGATGATTCCAAATATCGAAAAACAAATATCGGCGTTAGGCGAGGCAGTAATAAAAAGCATCCAAGAGCGATTCACGGTTGGCAATATAGTGCCTTATCCTTATCAGTGCGTTGCGTATGCCGAGATCGCAAAGCGCATGAAAAACTATGAGCATCCTTTCTTTGTTAAGGCTTCTGTGTCGGCTGGCAAAACATTGATGTTTGCGATGGTTGCTGCGCAATGCCGCAAAATGGGATTGAAAATGATGGTGCTTGCTCGCCAGGCTGAAATTGTTGATCAGGATTCGGAAGAGATCAGCAATCTTGGCGTGCCAAACTCAATCTATTGCGCCGGACTGAAAACAAAAAGCGCATACTTTCCGATCGTAGTCGGTTCTGAGGGCACTGTAGTAAACGGATTGTTTAAGTCGTTAGGTGATTATGTTCCGCACGTTATCGGTATTGATGAATGTCACCAAGTGGATTGGGAGGATCTCGCCGACGCGATAGAAAATAATGAATCTTACCAGCAGATGACCACTAAGAAGGATTTACCTGTACTGATTGGAGAAGAACAGCAATTTGATTCCAATGGCGATCCAATGTTCGGAACAGGGCGCACACAGTACACCGTAATAATCATGGAAATGATGCGCAGGTGTCGCGAGGCATACGGGCACGAATTGCGAATATTCGGCATGACTGGATCTGAATTTCGCGGCGTGGTTCCAATACTGGTTGAAGATAAGAACAAAAAGGGATTCTGGCGTGAGCAGGTGACTAACATAGACACAAACTACTTAATCAAATTCGGTTCGGTAGTGCCAACAAATTTCGGCGACGTAGGCGACCTGGGGTATGACCTTTCAGAGTTCGAAGCCAGTAGCGAGGATGGCGTTTCAGACTTTGACGCTAAAACATTGCGCAAGATGGAAGAAAAGATTCATCAAGACGCAACAATGACACAGAAAATCATGGCTAAAGTCCATGAGATATGCAAAGACAGGAACGGAGTTTTAGTTACATGCGCAGGGGAAAGACACTGCAAGGAGGCCGCCGCCGCACTGCCGCAAGGCGTTGAATACAGGATCATAACTGGCAAAACTGGAGATAATCAGCGTAAAGAGTGGCTGAGGGAGGCATACGAGGGGAAAGTAAAATACATCTTCCAGGTACAGGCGCTTACCACTGGCGTTAACGTTCCGTTTTGGGATACATCGGTAATATTGCGAAAGATAGGATCTCTAACCTTGCTTATTCAGCTTTTGGGGCGCGGTATGCGACTGCTTAAGCAATGGCACATTGACCAGGGATTCAAGAAAAAAGATCATCTTGTATTGGATTTTGCTGGCACTATGGATGAGTTAGGGGATCTGTATTTCGATCCTATCCTTGAGCAAGCGCAATTCCAAAAGAGATTTACAAACGGGAAAGAGCCTAAGACTTGTCCGATATGTGGAACACTAAACAGCTTTTACGCTCGCCGATGTATGCACGTAGACGATAGCGGGAAGCGATGTGAGCATTTTTGGACTTACAGAATTTGCGAGGACCAGGTAGATCCGAGAACGAAAAAGATAATCAAGCGCGGTTGCGGAACAAAAAACGACGTAGTGGCGAGAGTATGCCGTTGTTGCGATATTTCTCTTGTCGATCCTAACGAGAAGTTAAGCGGTAAGCACTACACCAAAAACGATTGGTGCAACGTTAAATCTTTCCGCGTTGATATGACGAAAAACCAGAAAGGAATTGTTTTTTGCTATGAGCTTGAGGCCAACGGCGACACGTTCAAGGCATACGAAAGATTTTTCCCTGAGTCAGAAAGCAACATTTGCCGGACGATATGGAGAAAAATAGCATTGCAGCACATACCGGATCGCAAGATTGCTGGTATGGTGGCGAGCTATAGAAATGCGCGTAAAATCATGTCATACGCTCATCACATCATGCCGCCTGTACGCGTAACGCATCGCAAGAACGGCAAAGGTGAGGATAACATTGCAAAACGGGAGTTTGTTTAATGGCTATAACTGATAAAGGCGATTATCTTGAGTTTTACGAAAGAGATCCAACCGACACGAGAAAGGAAGTTAATCACCAGATAGATAGTTTTCAGTGGTTGACTTATGCTCATCCTTATTTGCTGGCGTGGCATACGGTAAACGAGAATGAGAAGTCTAAAGTAACGGCGATGATTGATCAGCAGTCCGGCTTGGTTAAGGGAGTAAGCGATTTCATCATCCTGATTGGTTTAAACGGAAAATACCCCTTTGCAGCGATTGAGATCAAACGAGTGAATAAATCAGGCAAGGGGAAAGCATCACCAGTCAGCGATGAACAAAAGGCTTTTTTGCGTCGCGTTCGCAGCTTAGGGGGATTCGCTGCGGTCGCCTACGGATTTAATCAGTTTAAGTTGGCTATTGAATACATGCTTAAATAGCACTTTTTGTTAAAACTGGCGCGATGGATTGCGCCATAATTCAATAACACGAGATAGCTTTTAATAGCGGAGAAATGAAATGGCTAAAGATATTTTAGATAAAGACACCCATGACGCATTCGTTAGCTTTGAGCAGCTGGAGAGAGAAACATTTATAGGGAATGCCCTTGCAACTGGAGGCCATTACCAGGCAGTAAAGCCAAATCAATATTATAAGGTAAGCGGCAACCGATACGCTGGAAGCACCACGCCGGACGTTGTGCGCGATATGTGGAGCACGCCTCAAGAGATTGTGGAGTGGATGGAATCAGAATTTGGTGAATACGATCTCGACGCAGCAGCAAGCCAGGAAAACGCAGTTTGCGAGAAGTTCTATAGCAAGGAAACAAACTGCTTAAAGCGTTGGTGGGGTAGCAACAAGCACGTATGGCTTAACCCGCCGTACAGCAACCCAACTCCATTTATCAAGAAAGCAATTGAGCAAATGGAGCACAACAACCAAATTGATGTTTTGTTGCCAGCCGACAACTCTACAGCATGGTTTTATGAGGCACAGAAAAACGCGGCTGAAATCATCTGGATCACTGGCGAGGTTTACGAAGAGGGCGGAGTAGAATACTCCCGCACCGGAAGAATCGCCTTTGTGTCTGGATTGACTGGCGAGCCTGTGCAGGGCAACAACAAGGGAAGCGTGATTTTTGTCATGCGCAAACTTAAAGAAGGCGAGGAGCAGAAAACGCGATACGTTAAGATCAGCGATATTTGCCCTTCTGTAACCGAACGTCGCGCACGCAAACGGAGCTAACACGATGGAAAAAGAGAGAAGCGTTTATTTAAATGAAACTGGCGAATGGTTGTTATTTCGCGCTATGGTGTGCGATGCACTTGATAAAAATCCTAACGTGAAAAAGATGATTGATTGCGATCCGTGGGAATTTTCAAGCGCATTAGATATGAGCTTTGAGGAGACAAGAAAACTCCCGCTTGAAAAATGGCACGAACAAATCAGAAATGACATGCAAGAGTTTGTCGATTCGTGGAATTTTCAGCACGGAATGATCCACTAATAGCACTTTTTGTTAAAACGCCCGGCCTAGTGTCGGGCATAATTATTTCAACGAAGCAAACATGAGGAAATAAAAATGGTGGTATTCGATAAACGCGCTTTTAACCTTGCTCAAGAAGTAGCAAAAGGTTCAGTGGATGGCGGTTCAAAGGAAGGATTCCAGTTTGATTGGGAGATCGCAATGTTTTTACTGAAAGTTGCATACGGTCACGCGCCAATTGAACAAGCGGAGGCATATTATAAGCATGAAGGTTGAGCAAGGAAGAGATGCGGTATGGAATCACGCTAAAGAATGCGGTATTGCCGACGATATAAAGAAGATCGCGCAATACTTTGATATTGCAGATGTGAGCATAATTAGCGGCGACAAGATGACTTTCCTCAAGGAAAGGCCGCGAAAAATGGTAAGAGTTCCAGCAGTTCCAACAAAAATTGATTTCAAAGAGGCAATGGCTAAAATCCGAGAGCCTCGCAAATATTATAAATGAGGATAGTTATCATGTGGCGCTTGTTTGTTCTACCGTTACCCGTTATCATCGCTGTTACAGTTATGTACCATATAGTAATGAGATAGGTAGCAGAATGAAAAATGTAAAAATTACAGATGAGCAATTCAAGATCGAACGGGCGGCAGGTAAGACATATAAACAGATCGCTCAAGAGTACGGAATGAATGTGAGAAGCGTCGAGCGTCGCGCGGCGCGTCTTGCAAAGCAAGGACAGTTATCGACCATCGGAGCGCCTGGTTTTGGTGTTCATGGTGAGTCAGTAATGACTGACAAAGAAGGAAATATAATCCTCAAGTGGACCAAAACCAGCAAGGATAAAGAGCAATTAGAGGCACTGATGCGCGCAGCTATGGAGGCGTTTAGCGAGGAAGTGCCGCGATTAGATCCAGTTCCATTGCAGGAGCGTAATTATAATGAAACGCTTTCATTGTATCCGATCTTTGACATGCACTTAGGAGCTATGGCCCATAAGCACGAATGCGGCGAAAATTGGGATACTGCGACGGCAGAGCGCGTTATGAATAACTTTATCGACTATGCTTTGATGTGCGCACCGGACAGCGAAAAGGCTGTTATCCTGATTGGTGGCGATATGCTGCATAGCGACGGCCTGGAGGCGGTGACACCTGCAAGCGGTCACGTACTTGATCAAGATAGCAGATATGCAAAATTGGTTTACGTTGCAATACGTGCAATGCGCCGCGCAATTAATAAAATGCTGTTAAAGCATAAACATGTTGAGGTCCAGATCGTAGAGGGGAATCACGACCAATCAGGAATGATTTGGCTACGCGCAGCAATGGCGGCAGCATATGAGAACGAGCCGCGCGTTTACGTTGATGTTTCTCCTCGCGTTGTTCACCACACGCAATACGGAAAAACTTTCCTTGCGTACCATCACGGGCACACAGTGCGTAAACCGGAGACTTTGCTAATGATGTGCGCGTCAGATTGGCGGGAGGACTTCGGAAACTCAAAGACGATGTATGCGCACGTAGGGCACTGGCATCACCAGACCGTGACGGAAACGTCGCTTGGCATCGTTGAGGTGCATAGCACCCTGGCGGCAAAAGATGCATACGCCGCGCGCGGTGGCTGGAGATCTCGACGCCGTGCAGCGGTTATCATTTACGACAAGGAGCATGGGGAAGTTGGGCGATTTGTTCACTATCCAGAAATGATGAATTGATGAATTTTTATTTAAATCAATGACAAATTAAATCAAAAACTTGCAAAGGGGCGGCGTTTGTCGCCTCTTTTTTTTGTTTAATTTTTTACCATGTGCGTTTATCATGCGGTCAATATATTGACTTTAATTAATATGGAGAATAAAAATGAAAGATTTTATTAACGCAGCTACCGCCGGATCTGGCGGTTCATCTATCGCAAGCGCCGCTACAGGGCAGTTAACCATTGCTATTGCCAGTTTTGTTTTAATGGCTGCATTCGGTGCGTGGGGCGCTTACCTTCGCTGGCGTGATAGTAAAAAATTCCACGAGGCGATCGAAAAAGGTGATATTCAAAAATCTATTGAGATCAGGGGCAAGTAATGAGCATAAAGAACAGGGTAGCGGCTGCGGCCTTTGGCGTTGCGGTTGCCTTGACTTCTCCACTTCTTGAAGAGATCGAAGGGGTAAGATACAAGCCATACAAAGATATTGCGGGGGTATGGACGGTTTGCGCAGGAATCACCGGACCCGATGTTATCCTGGGGAAAACGTACACTAAAAAAGAGTGTGATGCTTTGTTGGCTAAGCATATCCAGGTTGCTAAAAAGGAAGTTGACAAGCAAGTTAAGGTTGACATTCCTGATAGTATGCGTGCAGCAATGTACTCATTCACTTACAATGCAGGTGTGGGAGCTTTCAGAAATTCAACAATGCTGAAACTCATCAACCAGGGGAAATTAAACGAGGCTTGCGATCAGCTTTATCGTTGGACGTATTACCATAACCCCAAAACAGGAAAGCGCGAGAAGTCTAAAGGCTTACTTAACAGGCGCAAGGTCGAATACAAATATTGCACAATGGATCTGAAATGATGAAGAAATTTTTATTTACACCAATCGCAATGGCGGTGATCTTGTCTGGATGTTCAAGCGTTACGCCACTGACCGGATTAATCGGCAGTAAGCCGGAAATCACAGCACAGGCTGGCGCGGAGAACGTGAAGCAGACAGTTGGCATTACAGCAAAACAGGACGCCAGCACAAAACAGGAAACCACAATAAAGGAATCTGCGGTTGACAAGGTGGACACGTCCAGCAAGAAGGATTTCACAACATCAACCATTCAGGCCAATACCATCAAGGCAGACAAAATTCAGGTAGTGCAGGGTAATAACGGCAGATGGTACGATCCAGTAATCATATGCGTGGTTGTGTTAATTGTGCTGATTTGTCTTTACTGGAGAGAAAAGAAAAAGGAGGCTTAATGCCTCCTTTATTTTTATGCGTCGGGCCACATATGAGTTTCGTTTGTTGGCTTGTTCGATTCGTCGTACTGCCTTACTTCAATGCTGCAAGTGTCGCCGTACAGTTCTGCAATCTTGCGCTCATTTTCAACCGCAGATTGCTCACTCCATCCAAAATCCCTGTCGTAAATTGTCGGGATTTCAGCAGAAGATCCGTTGTCATGATTATATACGCGAACTACTAAAAACTTGCTGGACATAATTTTACCTTTTGGTTGTTTCGTTTCGATGAAACAAATATACCCGACAATAGGTCGGGCGTTTTAACAAAAAATGCTATTCCATGCGCTTTACCGTAACCAGCAATACACCATCATCATTGCATAAAACATGTTCAGTGGTGCTAAAAGCGCGCATATCTGAATAAAGCAGTGTAAGTAACGCATGAATAAAATCCTCATGTGATATTGAATTTACGGCGCAGTGCTTCAAGATCTTGTCTATTAGCTTTTGCCTGGAACAATTCATCATCGCCCATCTCCCCTATTCTAGCCATATCCCTGATCCAATCGTTGCGCATACCATCCAGGCTATACAATTCGAATCCGAAAGGCCGCTTTGATGATCCTTTGGACCAGTATTTTCCGCAGACCCCATCTATATAACCAGCCGTCATCATTCTTGCGCAAAATTCCTTAGATGCAAGGCTGGCGAACATTCGCGGCGTAAGTCCTGCGGCCCGTGCGAGCCGCTCGCATTCTCTATGCTGATAGATAAATTTGGCTATGTGCTGCCTGTTAAACCAGTCGTATGACTCACACCATTTATACAGATCAAGCAAAAACATAATCATCCCAGCAGTATTGGATTGACAAAAATAACACCATTAATCACACAAAGATAATTTCTTTCTTCCAGCATTGGCAGCAAGTGCCCTTCTATCCTCTTCATTACGCCAGCCTGACCAACGAAAGGTTTTACCTTTCTCGCTGATTCGTACAGGGCGCGAATATTCAGGATCCCTTTGTTAGCCTTGCCGTGCCTCGTGATCAATTCAATCAATTTACCCATTTCAGCATCATCACCAGCATAACCAGAAGCATTGGCGGCGCTAATGTATGTTTTGCTCAATTCCTGAAACATGATCAACGCCTCTTGCATTGTTTCCACGTCGATCTCTTTCGACTTCTGCGGGTATCCGGCAGGATTAAACCAGTTACGGATAACATGCAGGACGGAAGCAAGCCTGATCACC